TTTGCTATTAATGGGCCAAGAATTTGGCCCTAGAGACTAAAAAATTGTGGTTCAGGCCTAGGGCCTTCTCATTTATAATGCGTCCACTCGCTATACTTTATAGCACGGAGCACCTAAAAACCTATACAAAGTAAGGTCTTCGGCACCTGCCGTCTCTTCTACAAAGTAGTTGGTTGCGCTCCCCGCGCTGTTAGTCTCGACTTCGAACTTATACTGACATGACATGTTACTATAGAATTCACCTGCATTAAAGGAATTGAATCCCTTGTCATTGCAAGCAAAAATAAACAAGTTCGGAGTGTAAAAGGGGAGCTCCACTTCAATACCACCGTTTGTATGGGGAATGTAATGCACAGACCCCGTTAATGTCGCCAAGGGTGCTAAAGCAACCCACGACTCGGTATTAGAAGGGAGAGAAAGAACATTAGAGGGCGGCTGTAAAGTCACCACACTTCTGTTCATGTACGAGGAAGAATGTGCTAGCGTATTGAGACGTAGTCTCTTACGAACACCACCTTTGAGACAAAGGAAGGCATATCTAAGATAGCCAAACAAATTTATCTCACTAATTGATGCTAGCGCACTTCCATAGAGGGGAGAAGGAGCAGGAAAAATCCTAGCAACAGCTCTAAAATAGAGAAAGTTGCTGCCTGGATCACCTAAAGAAGCACTAACATACGTCGTAGTATAACGTTTTAGTAGTGTACGAAACGTGGTTGGCTCCTCTCCGAAGTGTAACTCACTGATTCCTCCATCATCAGCAGTACTCTTATTTAACTCAAAGCAAGGAATAGACTCCCCCGTCTTCAAGTCTGATTCAATATAGCTCTCTGTGTATATAGTCCGATCATCAGGCATATTAACCTCTGTCACTTGATTGACGTGCATTTCTTCACTATACACAAAAATATTGATTTCAACTGGCACAGTGTTATCAGGACTTTGCAACTTTGTAAAAGGCACGATCCCAATAATCCCGTTGTCACGAACAGTGGACGTAAAACTAATCGTATCATAAGCATCAGCAGCAAGTGCTGACGAGGGTACCATCACCCAGGGTATCTTACGATTCCAATTCACGCAAAACTCAAAATCTTGCGTCTTTTGTATATCCACGATCATGATATATTGCTTATTAGTGTCGATATCTGCATCAACCAGGGGGTCCTGAGATACAGATGGCTCATAGTAGATAGCAATCTTACCTCTGTGATAGGCAGATGCTACAATTTGAACTCTAAAGGTAATGTTTCCCCGCCACCAATAAAAAGGTGCTGTGGCAAAAGCCATGGCAGTGGGCTGAGCATAGGTCTGTAAAGCCCTGGTCATAATAGTACTCAATTGAGGAGTGACTTTACAACGAAAAAGGGAATTGGCCATGACTCCATCTGTCTCATTCCACGTAAATGTGGTCAAATAGGACGGTCTGGCACACAGCCCAGCAATTGTAAGCTCATCATCATCGATCCCCGCATGTTTCACATCAACAGACACTTCTTGCTTCGGATCATAAACAATTCGCTTAGTAGTATCAGTACCTATACACACTGCAGCATTTTGAAAAGGCTCATTCTTCATAATCATGGCCTCATCAATAATAACTGGTTTTGACCATCCATAATGGGCGGCCAACATGCCCACACCATCAGCTACCATACTGCTAGCTTTAGCAAAAGGTGCAATAACGGGGACATTCTGTAGTGCTTTAGACACTGCTGAAACTCCACTACATAATTTCTCCACTGGTCCGGTTTCTCTTTCATCCTTCATGTCAGACTCAGTTAAAACTACAAGTTGAGTTCCAGTGGAAGTACCAAATTCAGCATTTTCCATGTAGCAATACACCTGCAGGTAAACTGCAGATGGAGAAGCACTTACACTCTGGACTCGATTAATGGACTTAATAAATAAACTTCCCATATTCTCGAAGTCATTGAACGAAGTGACATCAGAAATAGCTACAGACCCTTGAAACAATGCTCCCATACGATTAGGAGACACAAATGGAATATGCATCTCCATAGTCTTATTAGATTTCACATCAATAGTCGTTGCTCCAGGAGCTTGAGATAGATAATTCAGAAACAAAGGCCGCCACGCAGCATCAATAGCTACTGCTGCCTTATGATTGATTAAAGTATCATTCTGAGTCGGATATGGTTGATAAGATACCAATAACCTCCCCTGATGAAACGGTGTTCCAGACACTGCTATACGTACCACTAAGTCACCTCTCAAGTAGGCGAAGTTACGCAATTTTGCACGCACAGCAGGATTCAATGTGAACAAGTCCCATAATTGGTACTCCAAATCCACATCAGTATTCACAGGTATAGAAACGGTTGCTATCTCAATAGGTCGAGATAGGAAAGCATCCATATTTAGCAATGATCTCTGACCTTGCTGGTCTACCATTGCTACGCCCGAAGATGCTTGAATAGCTTCATCACCCATATATTCACCGAAATTTTCATTATCCTTTTCGTCAACACCATGGAAGTTCATATTTTGTTCTCCAATAGCTGATTCTGTGAATATATCATAATCTTTGCGTGCCAACATATTATCAATCATCTCTACCGTCAACTTCAATTCTCGCAATCGAGTGCTCGCCTGTTGCCAGGTTCTCAGCTCAGGAAAATCCTTTGAGTATAAATATTTACTCCTTTTCAATTGTATCAAACTATAAGGACTCTTCCCGAAGGCACCTCGATCCAGCAACATTTGTAGTGAGATTGCTTGTTTCGCGTAAAAGTCTCTTCTCACCGCAATATCTAGCGCGTCCGTTTCCTCAAACCGCATAGATCCACCATCAAGATAGCAAATGCCATCAAAATTGTATTCTTTCATTTCTGCATGTCTACATAACTTTGTAGCTGAGACTAGACACAAGCTCTCAGTACGCATGAGCTCTACTTTTTTATCCGTGGAAAAAGCAGAAAAATTCACGATTCCAGACTCAAGCCTAACGCTTTCCTTGTGCTCATCAAAGAAATCAGTTGGTGTCCATGAGTCCGCGTTGTCCAAGTCATGAAAAACTCTTTCATAAATCGTCCTGAACAATGGCAAGGATCCCCTGTAATCAAAAATACCGTAAACGGATGTTAAATAATCACAAGTGATATTAATGCAGTCTAGATATAATCTCTCAGATTCATATATATCATCACGTAAAGTTACGCAATAGATAAAAACTTCATAAAAGAATGAGTTCAACATGCCAATATGTTGGTCCACCGTCGCAACACTCTGTGATGCTAACCGCCACCTCACCATTTTAAAAAGAGTATTTGGATCTATTCGAGCAACATATCTTTCTGCCACCTTGGACCATACTAAATGTCGCTTCAAAAAAACGGAATCTTTAACTTTAACGAATTTCTCCATCTCCTGTTTTTTATCTGCGGTAGTATACTCCATTCCATATACTTCCCTAACAAAAGCTTGATACGTGATGTTGTTGATTTCGTCTTTCCTCTTAATCGATACTTTTGCACCAAAGTCATCACCATACGTAAACGCTCTCACATTTTCGAAGTAATCCTCCTCACCCGTCGTTGCAATGTAATAATACACACTCATCACCATATTACGTAATGAATTGTCTTCTGCGGTTGCATATTTACCAGATGGTTGCAATCCAGGCTTGATAAAAGCATCTTGCAACATCACAACAACAGGGAATAGCATATCAGACTGGATTCCTTTAACGACACGTAGTGCCGCATCATTATATCCATAATGTTCACATAAATTATATACAATCTGATTTGCGGCCGCACCAATTTGATACGGCATACTGACATCAAAACCCCCGAAATCTCCTTCCATGATTTCATCATCTTTTTCGTCTTCATCGGTGATAGGGGATGTCATTATATCATGCAAAGTATTTCCATCCTGGTAGGGATTTGTCCCAATACGATTACAGAACACATCATTGTGCTCCACAGTTAAGCTGTAAACAGGACTTAAAAACATTCTACACAATATAAGAAAATCGAGAGGCGTCATGTAAAATAGACGAGTTTTACCCGCCACACACTTAGCTTTCTCTCGAGGTTCATCTTTGAGGTGTGAGTGAAACAAAGGCCCACAAGAGTCTCCTCTCATATAGGTCTCTATGAAGTCCACAATCGTGTCGGCAAGGGAATCTGTCATAAATCTGTCCATATCATTAATAGATAAGGGTATATGAGGTTCCTTCTTACCGTAACCATAACCTCCAGAAGTGGAGGCGTTTATCCTAGATATAAATGGATCATCACGAACACCATTAATAGCGCAATGCGCTGATAGTGGTCGTAGAGTAACATCTCCAATACCGCTGATTAGATGAGTGGTTATTACCTTAATTGTTCTTTCCATTAACTCATTATCCAACGTGATAGGAGGCGTGTTCATCTTTCTCATTCCTATATTATAGGGAGAGATATACTCACCGTCCTTAGTTATCTTAGCACGCATAAGTGGCCAAGAATACTCTACCGTCTGTTCTAAGCCTAAGACACCACACAGCACGTCCTTTTGAAACTCCTTACTTTTCTCGTATGTACACAATCCTGATTTCTTTGGCATCATGATCGGACCTTCCAATCTCCCCAGATATTGAATATAAGGCAAGTGTTCATATCTAAAGAGAGACTTCTCAACTGGATCTAATGTCTCCTCAATCCGAATAAAGCACTCTGAATAAGTGTCAAGATAATTCTTGCACGTCTTCAGACTTTTCTCCAACATCTCACGTGTAACAACACTCCCAAAGCTCTTCGCATTGCTAGCTGCTCCAGCGCTATGGATTCCAATAATCGCACTGCTTTTACCAAGCTCCGCACATAATATGGTACCACATGATCCCACTGAATGACTCGCCCATTGATATTCCCAGGCTTCACCAATCACAATATCTCCGAGAACGTCATTCTTCGCTTTCACTCCGTAGCATGGTTTGAACATCACTTTCTCACCACCTACGTATCCTGACAAAGAGTGTCCTATTTCTCCTTCAGAAATGAAATGTTTGACATTATCTTTCGTACGTAGAGTAGGTATCTGCACAAGGCAAATATCATTGTCCAAAAAGATAGTATGACCTTTCTTGATATGGTAATCTACACCGGTCGAATTATCGATTATGATAAACTCGTCTTTGTTAAGAACAGCGTGAGAATTCATCATCCAGTAGTTTCCTCTTATTCCAAACATCATCGTAGTAATACTCTTAGAATCTACTTTCACTGTGATAGTTCGATTGCTCGGTGCTCGTGTGGTTTCCAATGAATAGGCATCACCCTTATATGGGGATTCTTTACTAATCTTCCTCACCGGGTTCCACTGAGCAGTAGCTTTGGCCATCTTGACTCGTGAATAACCTTCACCACATTCAAAATCCTTCTCATATTCACTCAATTTACTATGACTTTCTGTAGCAACTCTTTTCCTCTTACGGTGGGTACTAAGTAACTTAATAAAAAGTGCTATACTTGTTAACCCTACTACAATTCCAATTGCAGTTTTGTTACTAATAGGTCGTAGCATTCTTTCATGAATATATTTGGTCCTAAGGTTCATGAGATATTCCTTAAATCTCGTCCATCTCATCAACATGGTAAGCAAAATCACGATAGATCCCGGAACCATTCCACAGTATACCAACGCAGGGATAATGTAATACAAGGCTTTATGCGCCATAGAGTTATTACTAAATAGCACCAAAATGAACATTACAATTCCACAAAACCTCTGCACCATCTCATAATACATTTCCTTACACCAAGCTTTGATCTTCCCAAACCTAGGTTCAGGCGGTGGAATTACAATAGCGTCATCGACATAATTAATGTCCATCATTTTGACTTCGTCACCTACATCTATTTCGACGCGTGGTAATTCATGATTGTTGCCTGAAGGCAATAACGACTGACAATCCCACACGCCAAACGCCTCTGTCGATACAGAGTCATCGGTAGTATCCTTGTAAACGACATGCACACTATCCTCTTTTAGATCATCAACAAATGAACCTCGAGCGATCCATTTCTCAAATCGAATAGGGTGTTCATCAATACTCTTCACGTCATCATTCTCAATGTTTTCGACACGATCAAAGTCAACTCCTTCCCTATAAACAGGGTCAGCGTCCATCCTCATCACACAACTATGAGTTGCACGATGGTTTCTGATATAGTCATACAACCACGTCGAAAATTCCCTAACATTGGTAAAGATCTCGTGTTTCTGAACGACTGCGTCTCCATTGGGTTTAGTGATGCTAACTTTCCAAGTATATATATCCAAAGGATGCATTCCATCATCATAAGCTCTTGCCACTTTAAAACTATCTACCATATGACTATCATCTTGCTTAAAAGCTCCTTTCAGTGTAGGGGCAATAACAAGTACTCGCCTCTTAAAAGCTGTCTCAGTTTTCAGAATATTCTTCAAACTAAGCTCCTCGTTATTACCATCCATTGTAACGAACTCGGCTTTACATACTAGTCCACCCTTCTGGGGACAAGCGGCCACGTTCATCACAAACCTATCAGGACTGATCACATTCAGGATAGTAGTAAGGGCAGGATCACCATCTCTCTTGACAGCATTATCTGATTTAGCTCCTATTTCGGGGAAGTCCATAATTGGAGTCCCAATAGGATCATAACCATCGAAATATGCTTGATCCATCACATGAGTGTAAACCAACGTTGAACTGTACTTTCGGTCAGTAGCATCGCAAAATATTTTGTGAGTGTACATCTTAATATAACTCTTACCGATACCTGGTGGCCCCACAATAAAGAGACCGACAGGAGGTACTCTCACAAAACTATTACAGTGAGCTCTCACATCTTGTCGCTTAGCATCCAAAGTACTACGCATAGTAGCATACTTCTCCCTTAGATTTACTCTAACTCTCTTAGAATAATCATCAAGATTAGTTATAAGTGTATTCGCCCGATTCATCCAATCATCAACAGGGACTCTACCTTCAGTGCCTCCAGCATAATCTAAAAATTCAACTTCCTTCATAAGACGTATGTGCCTCGAGCATAACTCGCTGTCAGGATCTGCCGCAAACCAATAACTTCCAACGTCGTTGGTCTCCAAGTACTGTTTGTAATAGGCTACGTTGACCAACACATTTACAAGGATACCAGCTAACGCTAGCATCGTCATCGGCTTGGGTTTTCCAAACCATTCCTTGATCGTAACCTTACCATATCCCTTAGCATATCCTATACTAATGACAGCAGTCAACAATGACATTAACGAGGTCACTAACGGGGTGTTCATGATCATATCAACAGTAGCTATACCATCCATAACAAAAGATTCAGTTACTACACATTCGGGTTCGAAAGTGATAACGTCTCTAATATGACCAATAACTTCGGTCAACTTATCAGCAACACGAAAAGAATTTCCAAGAGCAATAATAGCCAGGACTTTATCAGTCACTTTATCAGCTCTGTACATCTGGGCTGCAAAAGTTGCAAATGACGAAACAATATGGAGATAGGATTCTCCTTCACCAAGTTGTTCAAAAATTCTTTCCGCATAAGCCATAAGTTCTTCCCACACACTTGCCTCAACAATAGAAACATCCTCCTCAATAAGCGCCTCAGTTTTGACTTCTTCATTTAGTCTCTTCTGGGCTCTCACATGATTTCGACGCTTCAACTTAGCATGTCTGGCCTGCCTTTTGGCTTCACGAAAAGCGTGTACTTCTTCCTTAGTGTACTTCACAGGTTTAATTTCCTTCTTGCTCTTCTTTTTAGCTGACCAATCATCAGAGGATATTAGCTTATTCTTCTCAAATATCATTCCTCTCTCCAACAGGGTATTCTGTTCCTCAACAAGATCTTTCGAGTTTAATGCACCTCTCTTGATCTGTGTAATACGAATACGATTTTGAGCACGAAATCGCACCTGAGCTTTCTTCAACTTTGCTCTTCGTCTATTTTCACCTTCTTGCATAGCACTAATATCCCGTTTCTCATCTTCTTTCCATATCATCTCATGATCTTCGGAATACTGTGGTGCAGGTTTTATCCTTTCAACTAACAATTTGTGGACATCTTCATCCTTTACGGATATTTGCTTGAATCGCTTCTGCTTATTGTCTTTCAATTGTTTCTTACCCGTCATCGACCGAAGCACATCTCTCTGCTTCTCCGTGACGACCAACTTATCACGTTCTCCCCCCTGTTTCTTTTTCTTCTTAGAAACATCTCTATCTTCTTCTCCTAACATAACTAAAATGCTAGGATTTAAAAGCTTGCCACCAGTCTTAGAAATTTTCTTATTCAATTTAGTAACAACATTGACAGCAGCTTTTAGAGTAGCTGACGTAAACACGTTTCGCTTATCTTTTTTAGTAAGATCCATGTAAGCTTGAGCTTCCTCCTGCTTAGCATGGTTAGAAATCGCCAGGGTTTGGGCTTTGACACCCTTAATAACATAAGTATTAGTATTAGCTTCACCTAAAATTAATACACCGGATCAGTGAAAACCTCCGGGTATATATCTCGTGATATTTAAACACTCGGTTTAACCAAAAACAAGCCCTAAACGAAAACGCTCACATGAACGCACGTTAACGTTTGGTAAACTCTTGTTCTCGACGTAGTATTCGATTCCAGACTACGATTGCAGTGACTTATAAAAGTCAAAGGGAATCTTATTTGAAAAAGGGACTGGGAAACAACTCATCCTTTCATAACAACCAGACAGTAAAATCCTCACTCGTATGTACACTCATTAAGTGTACACAGGAGGTATGTCATCTACCATAAGGGTATTTAGAAATAAAGCGCTG